ATGTTCAAGCACCATTTTTAGACCCAAGGGCTACGCCTGATGCACAGAATGTCAGGTTTTATGACCAGATAGTGGAAAAAAGAACAGGGTATGCAGATTATGGGACAGGAACTATAACAGGCGTTCCCATTAAGCTATATACTTATGTTAAAGAAGATGGAACTGAATATGAAATGTTGGTTACTACTACTAATATTTATTACAACAATTCAGGAGCTTGGACAAGTATAGCAAGTGAGATAGGGGCTGATATAGACAATAGAATTACAATGTGCACAATGTATGATGCTGGTAATTTCTATCTATGTATAAGCAGCAATGATTTAACTGCACATAAATGGAATGGAACAACATATAATGATATAACAGGGGCTACTACCTATGCACCAAAGATAATGTTGCCTTATCAGTTCAGACTACTTATGTTTAATCTGACAGAGAGTGATACTAATTATCCTATTAAATGGCGTTATTGTGCTGCAAGTGATTTTGAGGATTGGAGTGGCACAGGGTCAGGTTCAAGAAACTTGGTTCAGGGAATGGGTAAAGAGATTATAGGTGCTGTGCCTATCAAAGACTATGTTGGTGTATATAAAGACAGGTCTATTACTATTCTTGATTATGTTGGTGGTTCAAGTATCTTTGCCACATCTGTTCATGTTGATGGAACAGGATTGTTGGCACAAGATGCTATAGTTAACCTTGGAACTTCACATATCTTTATGGGTAATGACTACAATATTTATGAATGGAATGGTGGTTGGGAGTTAGTTCCAATAGGGAACTCTGTATGGAATTATATTAAGGATAATATCAATAAAGCTAAAAAAGAGAGATGTTTTGCAGTTCCTAATTTTGAGAGAACTGAAGCACATTTCTTTTTCCCAACAGGTAGTGATGATTATGCCAAGACATTTGTAACCTATAATTGGACTGATAAGTCTTGGTCTATTAATTCATTTGCCACGGGATATTTTACAGGTGCTGGGAATACTTATTCAAGTGGAGTTGAAAGGACATTATTAGGTTCTTATATTAGTTCAACAGGTGGGGTAAAGAACTATGACTACAGTTCAAAGAATGATGGAAGTGAGGCTATATCAAGTTATTTCACTACACCTGATGTAACGATAGACAAAGAAGAATACAAGATAATGAATAAGGATTTTAGAAATGTATATATTGACGCTAAGGGTAATGACCTGTCAATGCAGTATTCTTCCAACGAGGGTAGTACTTGGTCTACAGCAGATACAGATACATTGGATAGCACAAGTATATACAATCTGCACGCATATAACTTTGCCAAGGCTGTAAGGAATATAAGGTTTAAGTTCAGTAATAATAATGCAGATGAAACTTATGCTGTAAGGTTTGTAGGAATTGAACATAAAGAGAGGGAGAGAAAATAAGTGGCTACACATATATTTAGAGGAATACATGCTTGGACTGGCACATCATATAATTCATTTCTCCTTGAAAAAATAACTGATGCAGAATATCAGATGATGGGAGACCCCCCTGTTCCCGTTCCTGTTAATGCTGGCGAAGCAATTTCTGGCGATGCAACAAACAAAGAGGGAGAATGTTCAACAAGCTATCTCAAATTTTTGCATGACCCCAGCAATCAAAGATTTAAAGTTATAAGAAAAGCCATAAGAACCTTTTGGAACATTTACTATGATGCTATAAAAGAAGATGTAGTCCGCTTTGGCTTTAATTTTTATTTCTATTTTAGACCTGATGCAACAGGAGATATAGTTTTTATTAAGGCAAATGATTATGTACATCCTCATTCATCTTCAGAATACGAAGATTTTAATAAGGACTATTATACAGATGTATTAGCGACTGTTCCACGTTCTGGGGGAAGTGGATGGAAGAATGTTGATTTACCCTTATCTGTTCTTGACCCTGAGCATTTTTTAGGGTTTATAATGAGGGAATCTAATGACATAGATGGGGATTATGAAGAGGGAAGTGTAGGGTGCTCAACTATTACTGTTGAGATATACTACCCACAAACTGAGGAAGAATGGGCAGCAAGTGCACATATCTACGTTGAAGTTACTGTATATATACCCGAAGTTACAACAGATGAAGCTACAGATATAGTTGTTGGTGATACAACTTCATTTATTATGCATGGAACTATTACCGATACTGGAAATTATGCATCACCTAAAGGATTTGAGTACAAAAAAGAGGAAGAAGGAGAAATTACAAGTGTTGTAAGTAGCTCGACAGATGCTACAAATATTATCAAAGCTCTATCTGGGTTAGAAAATGGGACTTATTACTATAGGGCTTGGGCGGAAAATGAAGCAGGCAAAGGGTATGGAGAATGGGTAGAAATACCACGTGAAGAAATTACAATAACAACCAACGCAGCAACAGAAATAGGTTATGATTGTGCTATGGGTAATGGAGAAATAACATCAGGGACTAATGCAACAGAAAGAGGGTTTGAGATAGTCTTATCATTTTCAGGAACTTTATATGATAGCATAGACCATAGTATTGCAGGATTTGAAGGTGATGTTAACTATAGCTTGGATAGTGATAGTTGGGTAGGAACTCTAACAAAAACAGAAACAGAAACAGGCAGTTTTGCTGAAGGTGAGTATTCTTTGGTATTAGGTTGGGAAACAGTATTAGGTAATCCTGGTGCTGTCTTTAGCGATAAGTTATTCAAGTGTGAAAGCTATACCTATAGAGCATACGCAGTTATAGATGGTGAAACATATTATGGTGAATATGTAGCATTTTCTACTTTATGCGATAGTGGTGGAGAACAACAGCCAAGTGATGATATAAGTGATGGTGACCCTACACAGCCTATTATACCTGAAGAAGAAGAACCATTGCCACCTTATGAACCTGAAGAACCAGAAGAGATACCTTACCCACCTTGGGAATGGGATTTACCAGAATGGGATATACCTGATTATCCACCCCCTACTTTTGTGGGTGATTTCTATTATAAAAAACCATATACAAAGAAAGACATTGATGAATTAAGACAGAAATGTATTATATATAACAAGAACTCCATAGAATTTGCTTTAGTTTTAAGGCATAATATAAATGTGTTAAGGGAGTTCCTTAATATGATGACAGATTACTTGGGAACTGATGAGTTTAATGACTTTACAGATTTAGTGCCACCACAGAATTTAAAGGAACTCTATTTAGACCCAATAGAACCAGAGGGATTTAGGACAATTATAAACGGATTTATAAACAATACAGTAAATAATAATATGGCAGTAAACAGGAATTTTAAACTGATAGCAGACGGTTTAAGTGATTACGAAACAAGTGAGGATGCAAGTTTCAGGGATATAACAAGTGCTATAAAACGGATAGACGAGGATAATCCTGATGTGCATAGAATGAAACAGATAATAGATGACTTAAACTATGAGGTTGCTTCTAATTTTGGAAATGTAATGTATAACTTGGAAGTGGTAAGAGCAAGATTACTATAAAGAGAGGTGAGAAAGATGGCAAATATTGGATTTTCGTCATCAAGCACAGGTAAAAAGAAAAGTGATTATAGTGATATAATAGGAACAATGCCCTCTATTACAGAAGAGCAACAAAATGTAAGCACCCCATTACAAAATTATCTAGCAGAGGCAATATCAAGCATAGGTGATTATCCTACATTTGATGAGTGGTCTGAAACTAATGTGCCTGATATGTTTGGTGGTGAGTTAAGTGGAGAGGCTAAGTCTGCTTATAGCGAAGCATTAGCAGGACAACCTACAGATTATCCTGATTACCATACAGAATTTATGACTCATATAATGCCTGAAATAAAGGAAAGTTATGTAGGCACAGGTGCTATTGCAGGAACTGAAGTAGGTGATAGAATTGCAAGAGAGGCAGGAGTTTGGGAAGAAAGAGCAAACAGGGTTAGAGCAGAATTATATAATCAAGCTAAACAAAGACAGGCAACAGCAGCTATGCAGTATCAGACAGGTTGGCAAAATATGCTTAATACAGCATATCAGAACTATATCAATCAGCACCCTGATGCTTCTACTATATTACAGGCTGCGTTGAATTACTTAAATATTCCTATGATGGCTGCATACCAGAAGCCAACAGGAAAATAGAAAAGAGGTGAGATAAATGCCATTACAATGGCTACCATTAGACCAGAGTATATATAAGAAAAGTCCAATCTCTGAAGCTATTGGCTCTCAACAGCCAAGTAGAGGTCAAGCACCAAGTAGGCAGTTTCTTGGAACACAGGATACGACCAACTATGCTTTAGAGAGAATGAAACAGGAATGGGCTATGGAAGATAAAAAGAAAAAAGAAGAACGAGATGCTGCTATGGAAAAGGCAAAGGAAATGGGTTTGCGTATTATGGCTGCTAAAGAAAAAGAGAAAGCACAGTATCAGCAGATAGCACAGCAACAGCAGAAACAACAGATGCAACAGGTGCAACAGATAGAAGAAAATCCTGAACCTGCTGCCAAAGAGCTATTTGAGTTTATGCAGACAGTAGAGCCTGAAGTGAGAGAAAGATTATTAAATGAATTATTTACACCAGTCAAAACAGGTAGTATCACTATGGGTGATAAGACTATGGAAATACCAGGCAGATATAATCCTATAGCACAGCAGTTTGTTGAAAAAGGTTGGGTTACTTTCAATCCAAAGACAGGAGAGCCTGAATTTAGTATGCCTCAAAGAGAGTTTGAGAAAGGAACTTATGAGTTTGAAGAAACTGATGAAGGTGTATTTATACTTAATTCAGCAACAGGTAAATCAACTCAATTATTAAAGAGAAAAATAGAAGATACAGAACCTAAAAAAGTAGTTGATGAAGTAATTAAACAAGTTAATAAAGATGCACTTGATTTAGCAAAAGAAAGTGATGAGGACTATGAAACAATTAAATATAATATATTGTTAGGTTATGGTTTTTCTGAAGATGAAGCAAAAAAGATGGCTAAATTTAAAGAGTTCCCTAAAGACCCTGAAGATAAAGGGTTTTGGAAATCAGCTTATGATACTATTGTAAGTATTGTTAAAGCACCTTGGAAGGCTGGAAATTATGTTGGTAGAGAAATTTTAGCACCAGCTTTAGATAAGGTTGGATTTTTTGACGAAGGTAAAAAACAAACACCCTCTACTACAACTAAACCAACAGCACCTGCTACACCAAAATTTAATGAGTCCAATGTTAAAGGATTAGTGCCTGTAATTAGCGATAATGTAACACCACAGGAAAGAGCATATTTTAAAAGCCAAGGTGCAACTGATGCAGAAATTGATGAAGCTATAAGACGCAAGACAGGGAGTTAATTATGGTAAAAACATTTATACCATACAAAAAAGAAGAAGAGGAAGAAATAACTCAATTTAAACCTTATACACCTGAAGTTAAAATAGAACCAGAAGTTCCTGTTTTTAAACCATATACTCCTGAAATGGAAACACAAGCAGCATCAGAACAACCAGAACAACCAAAACAACAAGAAGAACAAGAACAACAGGTTATTAAAACAGGAATAGAAACTCCTGCTTTTACACCTTATTTTGAACCATATATTATGCAACCAAAACAGATAGGTGATATGGCAAGAATAATGGGAACAACATTAGAGCCACCCAAAGAACCTGTTATGGGATTGGAATATATACCTGCTAAAGTCTATTCCTATTTAGTAGAAGAGCCATTGGCACACGCAGGTGCATTAGTATCACAGGGATTAGCAAGTGGTTTCAGGGCATTAGGATTAGATGGATTAGCAGATGCACAGGATAAGGTTACTGAAGTATATAAAGCACCACCTGTAACAGAAAGTGTAAGAAAACATACTGCTTATTTAAGAGAACAGGCATATCAGAAAGGACAAACAGAAGGAATAGTTTTTGATATATCAGAATCTGCAACAAGGTTAGGTTCTCTATTGGTTCAAATGGGTGCATTAGGTAAAGTTCCTTCTTTAAGTGGTGGTGGAGTTGGTAAAAGATTTGCCACATTAGCTACACATGGTTTCTTGACAACAGAAGGGGATATGAAAGACAGATTGGAAGCAAGTGTGTATCGTGTAGCATATTCTATGACACCTTTTATTGCACAGCATTGGGGTGCTACAGGGCTAAAGTCTATTGCTTTAGATACAGCACTTAATACATTTTTAACTTCCCCTACATATGTTAAAGCATATAAAGAGGCACAAAAAACAGGAGATATAAATTCATTTTTATCTATGGCTATTCCACAGTTTGTTATGGACATAGGTATGGCATTAAACACTAAAGGTTATCCTGAAGCACGGAGGAGAGTAGCATTACAGAAATATATTAAAGGTGCTTCCAATACACTTGGTATGGATTATAAGGATTTAGAGTCTGTTATTAAATCTTTTGAGAAAGCACAAGAACCAAGAACACAGGCACAGAAAATCGCTTTAGAAAAACAGGAAGCTAAATTACAGGACTTGCTTAAAAAAGATGATGCTAATATTGAATTTGAGAAATTAGCAGCAGATGAGAAAAATGCACCTATCAATAAACTATTAGAAGAAGGGAAGAAAAATCCGTTAGCACCTAATATACAGCAAAGAGTGAATGAAGCTGCTATGTCATTACCTACTAACTCACAAAAAGCAAGAGTGCATCAATTGGCTAATAATCTTGGACTTATAACAGGTAAGGGTAAAGAGAAAAAAGTATATCAAAAATATATAGAGGGATTAACAGGAGTTAAAAGCACTAAAGATATGAACCAAGGGCAAATCAAGATGATTATAGATAATCTTGAGAATTTAGACCCTGCTACAGCAAAGACTTTAAGTAAGACTAAAGTAAAAGAACTTACTCCTGAACTGATACAATGGCTACCTGCTATTAAAGAAGTTGGTTTCACAGCTAAATTCAGAAATCCTTATGAGATATTTAATGAATTAGGTTTATTAAGAAAAGTATATTTACCTTCTGAAAAAGCAGAGGTGGAACTTACTGAAGAGAAAATGAAGTTTAAACAGGAATTAAATAGAGTAGTTAATCAGAGAGGGATAACTAAAGACTCTCATTGGAAAGTATTTGAGGCTATTGAAAATCCTGATGCTTTAGCAGACAAAACTATAGTATTAAACAAAGCAGAACAAAACTATTATAATTTTACCAAAAGGTTCTTTGATGATTGGGCTAATAGGTTAGACTTACCACCAGAGAAAAGAAGGGATAGGTATGTAACCCATATCTTTGATAAAACTCTAACTGATATGGCTAAAAAGGGATATATAGACCCTGATATATTAAGAGCATTTGACTTTGGTGCTATACCAAAGAGTATTAAAAATCCATTTATTCAAAATCAGAGAACAGGGCAGGAGTTTGGATTAAAGAAAAATCCTATGGAAGCTATGGCAGCTTATGAGGATTATGCACTTAAAACATTTCATTATGAGCCTTTATTAAAGAAAATAGATACTTATGCTAAATTCTTACCAGAAGGTTCTAAAAAATACTTGGGTAACTTTGTTGGTAGAATGACTAACAGACCATTAGATATAGATAAGGGAATTAATCAGGATATTAAAAATGCCATTGACTCACTTGCTAAATCAAAGGCAGCTAATAATCCTGCTATTAAAAAGATATTACCATTACTCCAAGACTCAACAAGAGGTAATATAGCAGGGGCTGCTGCATATTATTATACAGGATTTATGTATGAGGCTTTTTTAGGTTACAGACCTGACGCTGCTATCAGAAATTTAGGTCAGGGATTTTTGACTATTGCTGAAAGTGGGTTCAGTAACTATGCTAAAGGATTATCCTTTATGACTACCAAAGAATTTAAAGATGCTGCAAAGAAATCAACAGTAGTAAGGTCAAGACAGTATGCCTATATGCCAGAACAGGGTGGGTTGTTACCAAGCAAAGTTAGGGCAACAGCTATGTATATGTTTAGAACTGCTGATAAATTTAATGTTCTTTCTGCTTTTGCTACAGGGTATCAGGAAGCCAAATCACTTGGATTGCCTGACCATATAGCAGTAGAAAGAGGAGATGAAGTAGCAAGAAAGACGCAGTTTATGTATACCAAAATGGCTACACCTGAAGTCCAGACAAGTGCAATTGGCAAGACATTAGGTGCATTTACTTCCTGGCCGCGAAATTGGGCTGAACTAATAAGACATTGGGGTAAAGGAGATGTATCTGAAGTTTACTTGAACTATGAAAAGCAGTCTGGCAAGAAAGTATATAGAGATGATTGGTTAAGCAGACATCAATCTGCTTTAAGATATGCAGTAATCTATGCACTCCTTATGTATGCACAAAGCGAAACAGATATTAAGGCTACTCAATATGGTGGGTTTGGGACATTTACTTCTTTACCGAGAATAATGTCAGGGCAATTAGCAGCACTTAAATTACCTGTATCTTTAATGGAAGTAGTTGGTGGAACTTTAGGTCAAGATGAGAGAATGGTAGCAAGTGGTTTAAGGGGATTAAACCCAGACCAATATTTCCTTGCCTATAAGAGAGTTAAGGAAATTAATGAAGGCAAAAAGGATTGGTTAGATTTTTATTTTTATAGGGATAATGATAAAAAGAAGATTAAAATAAGATAATAAAACGAGGTGTAGAAAATGAGGTTTCTATTTATATCAAGACGAGGTGCAAGTTTAAGTATCGCACAGAGAATAGCAAGTGAAGGACATATAGTTAAGTTTTTTGTTAACAATAAGCTCTACAGGTTATTAGGCACAGGAATTGTAGATAAAGCAGAGAAAGGCGAATTTCATAATTGTGATTTGGTTATCTTTGATGAGTCAGGTATAGGTGAATATGCTGATGTAATGGCAAAGAACAAACCTATCTATGGCAGTTCTAAATTAGCTGACCTGTTTAACAAAGATATAGACTATAAACAAAAGATATTAAAGAGAGCAGACTTGACTTTAGATAATGCAAACGGAGTAGAGATAAATGTATGTGGCTGGTATAACGGATTTGATTTCATCAGACCACTACATTCATTCTTTAAAAAAACCAAGCTAATGGAGAATGATTTGTCTATTGATACTGAAAGTATGGGTTGCTTATTATGGTATCACAAGACTAATAAGTTAGCTAAACAAACTATATTAAAGTTTAAAGATGAGTTAAAGAAGACAGGATATAGAGGGGCAGTAAACTTTAAGGTGTCTGTCAAAGAGAATAGCATAGCTATCAATGATGTGTTTCTTGGCTTTACCTATGATAACACATACGCAGCATTTGAGGGCATTAGACAGCCATTAGGAGAATTTATATATAAGAGTGCATTTGGTTCTTCCAAGCAGATTAAGGCAAGCCCTGATTGGTTGGTAGCAACAAGGGTTACTGTGCCACCTTACCCTATGAAGATGACAGATGAGATGAGCAAACCTGTATTGATTGAAGGTATCAATGAGCAGAACTTAAAGCATATCTGGTTAAGAGATATATATATGCAAGGCAGTAAATATTATAGTGCCATGTGCGATGGATTTTTAATGACAATAACTGCTCGTGGACTCAACCCTACTCACGCTATTGAAAGAACACATAGGACTATAAAAAACTTATCCATACCCAATATTCAATATCGCAAAGACATTGTAGAAGGTATGGATAATAAGTATAAGTTAGTTAAAAAATGGGGTTGGGTTTAACCAGCCCCTTGTGATAACAACAACATTAATGGAAAACTTAAGAATGCTAATAAGGCAATCCATTTATATACTACATTACATTCACAATTTAATATTTTTAAAAATGAAACACAAGCACATAAAAACCCTACAATAAAAGTTGTTGTAACTAATGCAAAATATATATTCATATCACTCTCCTCTTTGCTTCTTTTATCTCTTTTTCTAATTGTTCAATATGTTCTTTATATCCCTGACTAAACATACTTAATCCTTCAGGGTCATTTTTGTATTCTTCTTGAACTTTCTTTAATTCTTTTTTAAACCAATTCAACCAAGTTTGCATATATTTTATTTTATGTTTAAGGCTATATATTTCTTTAGTCATAATACTCTAATCACCTCAACTATAAATAATATTATCCCTGCTATACTGATGATAGCACCTATAAATGACATCACTTTGAATATATAGTTCATAAGACTCCTTTAAAATAATAATGATTGGACACTTGGTTTATAACTTGCATCATATTTTTTATTATCTCCTTTGGGATATGGTAATATAGGATATAGTAAGTTATCCTTCATTTTTTTCTTTTGTTTTTTATTCCCTATAAAATAAATATACCTATGTTTTTGTGGTCTATCTCTTACCGCTAAACTTAAATAATCTTTATTGTTTTCAGTTCCCCTTTTAAGATTAGCCGAAACTGTTTTTGAATGTTTATTGGGATTATCAATATCATACCTTTCTGTTCGTTTTGCAGATAATCCTGTGTAAATAAAATTAGTTGCCTGATATATATAACCATGATGATTTTTGCTTGTGTCAGCATAAGATACAATAATTCTTGGTTTAGGTATTAGTTTTAAGCATCTGGAAACAAAATAAGAAGCTGCATTTTTAATATTATCTTCTATACAAAGTCTATTTAACTCTAAAACATATTCCTGATATTGTTTTCCACAAACACCAATACAGAGTGCATGAGAAGGTGGGCTACCAAAGGTGCAAATTCCTTTTAAAATATTTTCAATATTATACAATCCAAAAGCATAACTAATAGAGGGTATTCTATGAGCATAATGCTTATATTTTAACCAAGGGATACACTCTTCTCTTTTTATTGACAAAACTCTATAATCACTAATATTCACTACACAACCTCATAAACTTTCGTTTTCTTCTTTGCCCCTCTGGTCTGCAAGAACTCTGCTGTTATCATATCACTATCAACTAAAGTGGCTATACAATCTTCCAATTCTTTCTTTGGCATCCAATGGTATGTCTTTCTCATTAAATCGCTATGCTTAATCTTTTTGGACTTTCTAATCTCATCATATAGTTTCTGTGTCCTATCGCCAAATTCATTCTTCATTAAATTTCTGTCAATAAAATGATAATTGTTCTGCACTTCATTAAGCATTTTAACTGCACTAACTAAATCAGGTATCTCTATAGACAGGCTATCACTTCTTGCTACTGAAAATATCATAGCTAATTTAAGTAACTTACCAGCTACTCTTTTAGTCATCTTCTTATCTTCTTTATCCTGCACTCCCTTAAAATACCTGATATACCAATCTGCATACCATTTGGCTGCATTTTTACCAAATGTAAACTCACCTTTTAAATTCTTAAACTCGTTTAGTTTTTTAGCCAGACGATGAAATCTCTGTTTATTACCTTCTGGTGGTTTAGGGAAGGGCATTGGTTCACCAATTTCTTCTGAATGAACAAAGATAATTCTACTTAATGCCCCACTACCTAAAAACTCCTTTGATATGCTACGCTTTAAGGAGTCAGCAGTTGTGCCACCAATGATATTAAGTTGTGCTTTAGGAATACTCTCTAATGCTCTGGCTATTGTTTCATTACCCAAATTGCTGTTGTCATAGGTTCTGATTAACACTTTGGTTAAATTTGTATTCTCTCCTCCCATATCTGTAAAAAATCCTAACTCCTCTGCTATTATAACTGCACAGTTCTCCTTCTTTTTCTTATAGAGTTCAGACATTGACTTAATAAGTGCTGCTGAATTTATCTTCTGGTCATAGATATTTATAGGCACTCCATTATAATCAAGTTCATCTGCTTTAAGCAACAGCTTTAATCCAAAGTTGTTTATCACATGAGATTTCCCACTCGAAGGGCTATCAACTATCACGATAAACAGATTGGGATATAACTCAAATGTATTCATATCAAGCCACACATTCTGTTTTAAAACAGAAGCTATCAAGCCAATGCCAACCCACTTGCTATACAATTCAGGAGTTTCGTGTCCAGAAGTGCAGAGTAGATATTCTTCAAGCCAATCATCTTGTCTGGACATAAATTCACTCCTTTATATTAATATATTTTTCTAATGTTTCTAATCCTTCCATAGCACCTTGTTGAAACCAAAATTGTTTATAGTAATTCCATTTAGTTATTTCTTTTTTGTCATATCTGTTTTTATATAATTCTATTGTTTTATCACATTGTTGGTTATTTATATCAATATAAGTTAATAATCTCTCTTTAGGTATATACCCTAATTTATCTAACAACTTCTCTATCATTACTCCACCTCCTTTTCTTCTTCTTTATATTGAGCAGAAAGATTAGCTATAATCTCTTTAAAATTAACTTCTTCATTTTTTCTTACTTTTTTTGTGATTTCTGTAATTATATCTTTATAAACTATATTTTCACTTTCAAGTACTCTAATTAATTTTATTATTTTGTTCCTTTCTTTACCTAAATTATTTACTTCTTTCTGGGATGAAGCATAACCCATCCAACCTTCGTATTTATCACATATTTTTTCTATTGCCTTATTAATATTCATTACTCCACCTCCTTTAAAATGGTATTTCTTCTTCCTGTTCTTCATAACTATCTTCAGGTTCAGGTTTTGCTTCTACCTTCTTTTTAGGTTTAGGTTTGACATTTTCTGTGAAGTCCTGTTTTTTAGCACCATCAAGAAATTGAACATTATTGGCTATCAAATCATAGTTGTATCGTTTATTACCTTCTTTATCTTCATACTTTCTACCCCTTAATTCTCCTGTTATTCCCACTAAACTGCCTTTGCCTAAATACTTTGACACATTCTCTGCCATAGCACCTAATGTAACCACATTGAGATAGGTAGGAAAGTTACTATATTCACCATCTCTTTTCTCACTTCTATTGATAGCTATACTGAACTTACATACGCTTTTACCATTTTTGGTATACCTTAACTCACTCTCTCTAACTAATCTTCCTATACAGGTCATTGAATTGATATTACTTATTGGCATTATTTTTTACCCCCTCTATAATCTGAATATTTTAGTTTCCATTTTATTGGTATTCCATTTCTAAATAATACTGTTGGATATGCCCTTGCTACTATTCCCTCAATAGGCTTGTCTGTCTTGTTGTTGTCTTGAACAGCTACTTTTGAATTAAAGATTTTTCCTTCAACCCATTTAATAGCATCTTCTAAACTTGCCCCTATTGCAAAAACTGGTACAGTTTTAACTCCCATTATTTCGGCTATTTCACAAACCTTATCCCATTCAAGCCACCAGCCGTCTATCCAAACATCAAATAATCTGAATGAATTTCCAGGATTATAATCACCACCACCTTTTTGGATTTTTGCACCATAACCTTCGCCATATAGACAAACACAACTTAAAAGTTTTTCAGGCGTAAAAACGCTTTCAAACTTTTCCTCTGTAAATATTTTTTGTAATACTTCAAGCAAGTAAGTTGGCATCTGTGCATTATCAGTTCTACCTCGAAATAGCAATTCTGCTGGTTCTCCTGGTTGATAAATAATTCTGATATTAGTTCCGTCAATCTTTTCAGTAATTAGCCAGTTATTAATCATTTCAAATTCTGGCAATCTGATTTTGTCAGTAACCTTAAATGTTTCTTTGTCCCTTTCAAATAATGTTTCTATTTTTGGATATTTATACATTCCCTTTAAATTCCTCCTTTAATCTTATTTCTAAATCTGTTAATGATACTTCTACTCTCGGTTTCAGATATTTCTTTAACAACATAACTATCTTTTTAACTCCTATCTTTTGTATTAAGAATATTACTCCCAATATCATGTGCCTGTGCAACCAGAAATGACAGCCAGAGCATAACATGATTATATTTTCCTCATCAAACCTTAACTCTATATTTTTTGTATCTTTCTCAATGATATGGTGTATCTGTAAATTGATTGTCTTACCACATCTCTCACACTTAAACATTTTATTGTGCATAATCTTTGAGAATATTCTGTCAAGTTTCCTTATTTGTGCCATTCTGGCGTTTTTTCTTTTCTTCATATACTCTTACTTCTATTCTCCAATCTCTTCTTAATGGACAATGCTTATAGTTATATCTCCATAGACAATGGTCTGAAAAAACACAATCACTACAAAATAATGGTTTCTGTAACCTTCTTTCACCCACCTCTAAACCATTTTTGCCCCAATATTTTTCTATCAGTTGCTTTGTTGTTATAGATATAGGAATATATAATTTAATCATCTCCTTTAACAGAAAGAGGGCAATTAAGCCCTCTATCTATAGTTTATATTTTACTCTTCATTCTGGTATATTTCCACTTTGTTTAACACATTCTGCAACTGGTCGTATGTCAGTTCACCTAATTCTTTGACATCTTTACCATAAGCCATTTTCTTGAATTGTGGTGCTGTGATATATTTCTGCTTTTTTATTCCCTTGATTATATCAATTATCTCTATTTCTTTCTCATTTTCTTTCTCATCTTTAACTAATCCTGCTTCTTTCATATTATCCTGAAATTCTTTAACTTTCTTTTCTTCTTCCCTTTTCTGTCTTTCACCAATAGTTCCCTTTTGCTTATCACCAATCCACCAAAAGATTAATTCACTTGCCCTTGCTTTTGTCATACCCTCGTTAAACTCTTTAGTATATTTCTTTTTCTCTTCATCTGAAAGATAACTTGAAGACAAGAAGTTCTTTTTAACAAAGGCACTTTGCTTATCTGACAATCCTTCTACCTCAACTTCTTCCTCAACTTCTGCTTCTTCTACAGGTTCTTCTTCAGGTTCAGTAGGTTCAGGTTTAGGTGTAATATCTTTAAACTTTGGTGCTGTCTGCTGGTCTAATTCACTCTCCTCATACAAACCACCAAGAGTATCAGGGAATGCCAATCTTAATCCCTGCATTAATGCTACCTTGTCTAACATAGTTCTTGGTTTACTTCTCCACATACTATTGATACTGCCATCAGATTTAGTTCCTACATATTCCTCATAATAAACTCTCTTGGTAATAGGATAGTCCAAATTCTTTAGATATATATCAACCTGACTCCACCATTTTCTTTTTTCTTTTTCTGTATCATAGTTATTGCTTGGCACTATACCATTAAATGTGGGGTCTTTATATGCTCTCTTGGTAAATGTTTCAACTCCTGTTACCATTTGTGCTGGTTGTGTGCCATATTTAATAAGATATGCTTCCCTCAAGAATGGATTAAGATGCTGATACTTACACAATGCCATAAATCTTTCAATCTCTCTGTCAGTAACATTAGGGCTTGTTGCTATAAGTTCTCTGACATCTTTTTTTGTTAAGGTCAGTTCTTCATCATTCCAAGTATACTTTACAACTTCATTTGACATAATTTTCTCCTTTCTAATTTAATATTAATAACATTGTGAATATACTTGTTATACACACTAAATGAGATACAACCCATCTTGGAATATCAAGTTCATAAAAGTTTTCAATACCTATCTCAAACATAAAAAATGCAAGATATATCAATACTGCTACCAATAAATTCTCAATCATAATCTTTTCCTTTCTTAATTAACTGATAAATTTTAATCTTTGACTTGCTTGGTAATTCATACCAATCTTCTATTTCATAATCATTAAGTATCTCAATTCTTTTATATGTTGGCTGTTCACTATACCACTTGTCTATATGGTCTATGATATAATCTTTACTTTCGAAGTCCATAATAATATTCCTCCTCAAAATCTAAATCATCTTCCTTATAACATTGATACAAATAATCACCATAAATATATTTCTTTTCCAAATCTGTTAATTCTATTTCTTCTTCCATATTTCACCTCTTTAAAAAGTCTTTTATATATTTCTTATTGTTATATACATTTAATAAGCTATCAAATATTAATTGTGAAGCTACAATAATCTCTGTATCCTCTTTTCTATCAAGTATTTTGATATTTAACTTCTTACCGTCATCTTTAGGTACATTGGCTAATATAATCTTTTTCCAGTCAATTTTGTATTCTGTTGCTAACATAGAATAACCACCTGCAACTTGCACGATATGGTCTGGATAGATACCAGAGCCTGTTTTAAGGTCAACAAGGGCAATATCTCCGTCAACACGCATAATCATATCAAGTGTGCCACCAAACTCTTTAGAGGTCAATTTTACTTCTATTGCTGGTTTGCCTTCATAAGTTAATAACTCTATCTTATGTTGACTCTCAAACTCCATCCATTGTAAATGTGCTGTTTCTGCAAGTTCTATTTGTTCTTGTGTGAATTGGTCTAATTCTTTTTTAGGCACTTCCAAGCCCAACAATCCATTTTGTATCATCATGTGTCCTAAAGTTCCTGCATCAGCAGCCTTGCCACTTTTCTTTCTAAAGTCAATTTGGTGCATACCACAATCCCAAGCCCAATACATTAATGGAAATGAATTTTCTCCCCATTCCTTTGTTATCGTAGTAGCACCAGGAACATTAATACCCAAGTCATTTATATATAATGATTTTGCTTTTAATAAACTCACAATTTCCCTCCTTTTTTATTTTTATTGTCTTATGTAATAATTTATGACAATCCCTACATAGCCAGATAATATTTAATGGTTTATTATAATCTGGGTGATGTGCCTCAATATTTAATGTGCTACCACATATTTCACAAGATTGTTTAACTAAAAACCCCTTTTGAATAGCATTATAGGTTTGTCTGTGTGCCAAAGTTTTTTGGGGATTATCTAATACCCATCGCCTACTTTGTTCATATTTTCTCTTTTTATTTTTTAAATAATATTCTCTATGTTGTTTGCGAATTTTTTCTTTATTTTTTGATTGATATTGTCTTGCTTGTTTGTTTAGTTTATTTTTGTTTTCTTGATAATATTTCTTTTGATATTTCTTCTGATATTCTTCATAATATTCTTTTTTTGCTTCTCTATATTTTTTAAATTTTTCTTTATTATTTTTACGATATTCTTTAAAATATTCTTTTTCTCTACCCTTATATTTATATTCCACCTAATCCTCCTTATTATTTTTTATTCCAAATACAATATTGTGCTGTTTCTTGATAGCATCAACAATTACCTGTGTCCTGCTACTTAAAGCAACTTCTGCAAGTTCTTCTATCTGCTCGATAGTCTGTTCAGGTAATGTATAAGTTTTAGTCTTTCTGATTGTCTTTATCATCTATATTCAACTCCTTTCTGTTATCTAAATTATTTTCATATATCTTATCGTGAAACTTCTGCATATCCCCTACTTGTAATTCTGCTATAGCTTTCCATATCTTACAGTTTTCCTCGTGCAGGTCTTTTAGGGAGTTAATACAATGTTCCATAAAATCACGAACAAAAACATATCTCTCCCGTAGTTTATATTCTTTTAATATCTTTTCCATTTCCTCGATATTACTCATTTTGAGCCTCCTTGTATTGGATGCTTACCATACCTTGACCAGCCATTTCTTTTTGTAATTCGTATGGTAAAAATGGCATAATTGTATTGGGTGCTAATAAGTTCCAAACATCAAGAATAACACCTAATCCCATTGTCATCAAAGCAAGCTCTTGACTATCCATATCAGCCCCTATATGTATATAACTGTGTTCTTTTCCATCAAGCCAATTTGGATATTCTTTTCTAACTAAATCTAAAAAAACTTCTTTTGTCGGTCTATTCTTTTTGCCTACTTTAAAGAAAAACATATCAATATCTTTTTTACCCTGAACCGTATGTTCGATTACATATTCAGCTAATTTCATTCCCCACCTCCGAGATATTTTTGTTCAATATCTTCCATAACTTTTTTAAGAGTCAACCCTTTTAGACCATATAATTCAGTATCATATGCTATTTTTAATACATCCCACATTTCCCTTCGAGCCTCATTTTCGGCTTGTAATTCTTCAATTTTTTTATCCATTGGATTAACTTCCATTTCTTTCCTCCCATTCCCAATCATCACAAGTTTCATAAGGTTCAAAAATAACAGGTTCATCTTCATCTTTAAGACAATACTTATGTTCTATATCATAGTGTATACAGTTTTCACATATCATAAAATCTTCTGGTAGTTCAGCAGTTTTCATTTAATCATCTCCTTTTATATATTTTATATCCTTATGTAAATAGTATAAGGGATAAAACTTTATTTGTCAAATGTTTTTCAAATATTTTTTAATAAAAAAGTATTTTAAACTTCTAATTATTAAATTCAGTTGTAAGGACATAACCAAAAACAAACAAACCCTTATAAAATAGGCGTTTCAGCTATTCTATTTCTTTTATATTCTTTTATTGTTTAACTATATCCGTTTATAAATAACATATTCTATTATTATTTAACATACCCAATTTCTGAAGTTCTGTGAATTTATTCCTGATATTGTATTTTACAATAGATTTCAAATATATCTAAAAATTCAATTAAATTCACAAATTGGGTAACATAAACAATAATTAAATATAATAATAATATATATAATAATAATAATATAATAATAAGATAATAAAAGATGTTTAAAGGAAAGTGTTGGTATATAAGTGTTTGCTGTGATATTCTATTCGGACTGTGGGGTAAAAATTTATGAAGTTTAAAATATATTTGCAATATGTTTTACAATTATCATTCAATTATTAAATTTTATAAATTCAGGAAATTATTGAATTTAATAAAAAAAAAGAGCCTTTATAAAAAGGCTCTTAATTAAAAGATAAGATTGTTTATATCTCAATCTCTAATTCTTCAGCAAGTTTCCTTGCTGTTTCTTCATATCCAAACCATGCAAACCAATTCTTTAAATCTCCGTTAGCTTTCAATGGTTCTCCAAAATCCTGTTCGTATTCATATCTTAAATCCTCTATTTCCTCATAATGTTTATCAAAAAACTTGTGTGTATCTGTATAATATACCAATCCTGGTATCATACCACTTTAATATCTCTCAACTTATCAATAGCATTTTCTTTTGCTTCTTCTGATAATTCATTAAACTTATAAACTTTTGTTTCCATAATTCTCATTATTATTTACCTCCATAAAATAATTTAATCATTTCTTTTTTTCTAAAACTATCTTTTCCTTTAGAGGAATATAATGTATTCCAATTTCTTATTTCGCTATTTTCATAGATAATATGCCATGTATAACCTTTTCCAAACTCGTTTGGTAATGATTTTAAATAAGAATGTATTTCTTTTCCCATATCATACCTTTTTAAATTATCATGTATAATTAACATTTATTTACCTCCAATAAAATTATATATAAATCTTTTAAAGCAATTAACAAGTAATATCCATAAACTTTCTTTTGTAATATCCTGGTTATTGTAATTCTGGTTATTCCATTTTAACATTTAACATTCCCTCTTTATTATAGATTTAATATAGTTTATTTCTCCAGGGTAGTCCTGCCCTGCAATATATTCAGCATTATAAACATCATTATTATCAATTTTAACTATTAATCTTTTAAATATTCCATAATTACCAGGCAAGTTTAATATATTCATTCTTTCAATAGCTTTATAATTGCCTGAATTATGTTGACAAGTTTTTAATAAAAATCCCTTAATAGCATTTAAAGAATGTTGTCTTTCATTTTCTTTCATATCCTGCCAATTATTATTTTTAAATACTCTATTGCTAATTATATTACTTAAAGATATATCCATTTTCATTATAAAATACCTCCAATTAATTGAATAAAAAATAGTATCATAGGAACAAAAAACATTAATATTAAGATTAATTTCATTTAATTTCCTCTTTTCTATTACATAATATATTTTCAATATAAGCACTTTGATTGTCTTTTAAGTATCTAAAAGTCAAATAACAGTCTATTTTATCAAGTAAATTTAATTCTTTATACCATTTATCAATCTCATAACTCAATCTAATATAATCATTCGGAGTATTAGTATTTTCTAATATCTTTTTTTCTCCATTTTCTAATGATTTTCTATCCTGTGCAATATTCATTTAATTACCTCCATTTAATTAATATGTTTTATTCTTTTATCAAATAGATTTTTAACCATAAAACTTGTTTGAGTAACAACAATTTCATTAAACTGGTTATCTTTATTATTTAATATTTCATAGTAATTTATAACATCAATTAAATTTAACATGTTTTTTTCATTAAAGCAATTAACATTCCTAATTCTCTCTTTTTTATCATTATTATTTACCTCCAATCTATTAAAATTTATACTTAACAAACTTAAAAGTTCTATTAATATATTTTACTTTATTTTATATTGTATTTTCAAATATCTTTTTTAATGAATAAATAAATAAAAACAAGCCAGGTAAATAAATACCTGGCTATTTAATTAATTAAGATTAGTTAAAATATATGTACCATCTTTTATTTTATTTTCAGTATCTTTTTTTGTTTCTCTTAAAAACATATTCCTATATCTGCCAGTAGTTTTAGAATAATCCCAATAATAGTTATCCAAATAAGTTTTACCATCTTTAGATTTAAAAGCAATTATACTGTTATAAGATTGTAAATATATACCATCTTTTGTAGTAATTATAAATTGATTTTTAACATTATTAAAATTTTCTGTCTTTGTAACATTTAACATTTTTTTACCCTCCATTATTTAAATATATTTTCAAAGTAAAGATTATTTTCTAATACTTGGTCATCTACTAATTTATTAAGTATTTTCATTGAATTAATTTTATCCTGGTATTTCATTTGATTTAATTCGTTATCAAATTTTTTAGCTAATTTATTTACATTTTTATTCTTAAAAAACTTTATTTTTCTATTCATTTTATTAACTCCAATCTTTTAATATTATTTACTTTTCGTAACAGTCTAAAATATACCATGTACCTAAATGTTGATGATACTTGTTAAATTGTTTAATAGCATTTAATTTACTATCACTATTTATTGTTGTTGTTTTTTCTAACCAATCACTAACAGCAATTCTTTTTTTTGTTGGATGTGAATATTGTATGATATAATCTCTTGTAGCACTTTTTACTTTATCAACTCCGTTACTATCTCTATTACTCATAATTACCTCCATTAATTTAATATATTTTATACCTACTTATACCATAAATATAATATAATGTCAAGTACTTTTTAAATATTTTATAAATATTTTTTATTTAACTATCTTATGTTGGTAATTACTTCTAAATTTATACTGGTGATTTATAATAAATTGTATAAACTTAACTAATTTTAGCTAATTAAAGAAAATTATATCTCAATATAAGCTCATATTTCAACAAATTGAGTATAACAATAGATATATGTATTGATTATAGTAGAATTGCAATAACGGGCTTATATTTGCATATTTTAGGCATTGAGTATATTTAGGTATATATTGATTGCTTATGTTGGTGCTTATACTGGTATAGATAGATATATCAATGATAGATAAGTAATATTAGTTTGTTGGTACTGGTGCTATAATAGATTACTTCTATAATGGATAGATTGTAGCTGTTAGTAATAGATTATTGTTATTAGATAGATATGTTTGTTAGATAGTAATGATTACTATATACCAATAGGGGTACTCCACCCCATGCCACCCCCACTTTATTTATGATAGTAAGCCCAGATAACGGCTATAATTTCCCAACTCATATAATATATACAATTATCATTCTAAACTTATCCACAATCTTATTAACATTTTATCCACACTAATCCACAATATTCACAATAACCATATACATACCTAATAGTTATCCACAATATTCACATTCTATTAACACCTAATTCACAAGTTATCCACAGATTTATCCACAAGTAAAAGGATTGATATATATAGGATAAAGGTAGTTATCCACAGAAATCAAGAAACCCTATTACTACTATTACTATCTTTTAATATATAAAGAGAAGAGAAGAAGCCTTGATATAATATATATAATCTACTATAATAATATCAACAGATTCGTTATGCCTCTGAATAAGACAGATTTATTCATGCACACTATGACGGATATTACACCTGTAACAAAAGGAATAATAGGTTATGGGATACGTAACCATAGCTACCACAAAAGACAGGCAATTAAATATCGCAGGTGGAAGGTATGGTTATCTTTTGAGCCTCATAAACTCAACCAAGTGGGTTCGATTCCCACACCTGCTACCAATCCTTCCTAATTCGCCACATTAAATGATTCTATTCCCCTCACTATAAAAAAATTATAGAATTTTATGAATATAATATTTGACATTATATATAATATATGGTAATATGAGTGTATGAAGAATAAAGCCTATTGTTCCAAGTGCAGTAAGTTACTTAAACAAAGATATGATATTTATATATCACAAAACGAAAGGAGTAAGTATTATTATATGAAGTTATGTAAGAGGTGTTTTGAGATAGAGGATAAGAAATGAATAAAAATTGGGCTTATATAACAAGAGAAGGTAAAGTAATAGAGTGTACTGAAAAACAAGCATTATCTTACTTTAAAAAAAGAAACCCTTTAACATTTGAAGAGATGTTAGATAGGAGTGGCTTATTTAAACCATGCCCAATGTATAAATTTTTACAAAAGATAAAAAAGGAAAGGAGATAATATGA